AACCTGTAAAGCCCATAGAAGCACGTCGAACAGCCAATGCCGAGAGACAATCTGCTTGGAAAGCAGGGATCGTGGAAGAAGCTGCAAAGCAGACGATTAGCACCAACCGAACCCCTCGTAAGCGTGCGCTTATCCTCCTGTTGGAGGACAAGTTTCCCGACTATCAGCCAGTGTTGGAGATGGCTGCTAAAGCACATAGGCTATCGACCATCGCGGATCAGCGACCAAGCGATAGCATCGCACAGATGGACTGCGTCAACGCACACGAGAAGGTGGCCAAGTACGTGACGCCGCAGTTGAAAGCGATTGACCTCACCTCTGGTGGTGAGCAGATCCAGTTCGGCTTCCAGCTGAACCTTGCCAACATAGTTGGCAATTGATGCTTACGCCGGAGTAAGCATCGATGCTTATGTATAATGCGCGAGGGGGGCCTGTTTGTGCGCGGGGAGGGGGCGTACCCCCGGGATCGCGCTATGGAGTATACGTTGATGGGTTACTCACGCAATTTTTCGCCCAAATGTGATCTTTTCTACTTTTTCCCACAAATGTCGTTAACGTGAGAATTTCTTTAAAAATCAGTATCCGAATCGGATATTTTTTGAGAATTGCCCATGATCATCATTAATCGCGTATATAATGCCTCACTGACCTGTACAAAATTTCACATGTCCGATGACTTCGTACGGGGTCTTGTAGGCCCAATCGGGTCAGGAAAGTCCGTGGCATGCTGTGCAGAGATGATGAAGCTTGCAAAAAACCAGCTACCGGGGCCAGATGGCAAGTGCAGATCCAGATGGGCCATCATACGGAACACCTATAGGGAGTTGCAGGACACTACCCTCAGAACGTGGTTCGATTGGTTCCCCCGGGAGCTAGGGAAGTGGCGCGCAGGCGATATGGAGCATATAATCAACATCGGGAACTTCGAGGCGACCTTTATGTTCAGGGCATTGGACAGACCGGACGATATAAAGAAGCTCCTCTCACTGGAATTAACCGGAGCGTGGATCAATGAAGCAAGAGAGATACCCAAAGCTGTCCTTGACATGTTACAGGGTCGTGTTGGCCGATTCCCGAGCAAGCGTGACGGTGGTCCTACATGGTCCGGCATCATCATGGATACTAACCCTCCTGACAGCGACCATTGGTGGTATAAATTATTTGAAGAAGATCGTCCAGAAGGGTGGTCAATCTATCACCAGCCCGGGGGACTAGATGAAAAAGCAGAAAACGTCGAGAACCTCCCACCCAACTACTACACACGTCTCCAAGGCGGACATGATCAAGCGTGGATTGATGTATACGTCCACGGAAAGTACGGCTTCGTCCGAGACGGCAAGCCAGTGTACCCCGAGTTTGCCGATGCGGTCCATACGCTCCCAGAGCCGCCGAAGAAACTCCTACCTAAGAATGGGAAGGAAGTCACAATCTATGCAGGAGTCGATTTCGGACTAACCCCGGCAGCTGTGTTCGCGCAGCTTACCTCAGATGGCCAGTGGCAGTTCCTCAGCGAGGTTGTGACGGAGGATATGGGGGCAGTACGGTTCGCCAGTGTCATGTTACAGCACATGCAGGAGCACTATCACTACGCGAAGTTCAAGATCTGGGGCGATCCAGCGGGTGATGACCGTGCGCAGACGGACGAGAAGACGCCGATCATGATTCTCAGGGCCAAGGGTATACCTATTATCAAGGCACCCAGTAACGATCCCATCATCCGTAGGGAGACAGTGGCCACGACCATGACCACCTTGACCATGTCAGGCACCCCCAGATGCGTTATCAGCCCTGATTGCAGGCAACTAAGGAAGGCACTAGCCGGAGGGTATAAGTACCGCAGATTGCAGGTGAGCGGACAGGAGAAGTTCGTGGATAAACCTGACAAAAACATGTATTCCCATGTCGCAGAGGCCATGCAATATTGCCTCGTAGGCGCGGGTGAAGCAAGAGGACTTGTCCGCAGTGCCACAAATGTGAGACAATTAAGGGCTATACCAACTATTGGACGCAGACGACTAAAGGTTTATGATGAACAATCAGGATATCAAAAAGAGATTTAACGCGCTGGAACTTGAACGCCGAGGTTCCGTAGAACAACTCTGGGACCTGATCGAGCGGTTCTGTCTACCCTTCAGGGGAGACTTCTATCAGTCCTTAAACAGTGAGCACGAGGTAGACTGGCACCGCCGGGACATCTATGACGCGACAGCGGTATTCGCGATACAGTCCTTAGCTGCCAGCTTACAGGGTAACCTGACCAGCCCCAGCCAGAAGTGGTTCGACCTACGGTTCAGGGACCCTGCCATAGCGGAGAACGATAAGGCCATGGAGTGGCTAGAAGATACCAGCAACAGGATCTTCGAGGCCCTGCAAGACTCCAACTTCAATATCGAGATCGCGGAGTCCTACATCGATCTGGTAGGCTTCGGCACCACTGTCCTCACGGAAGAGTCCACAGGCAAAGACGATATCACATGGGAAGGTCTCAACTTCCAAGCCCTGCCAGTGCGAGAGATGTTCTTTGAGGAGGATCATAAGAAGGGTGTGCGCACCCTGTTCCGCCGGATACAGATGACAGCCGTGCAGATGGTTAGCCAGTTTGGTTTGGAAGGTGTACCCCAGACCATCAAGGATAAGTACAAGTCCAACGAGGCTGCTACCACCAGACACAAGGTGATCTTCACCATCTTCCCCCGGGACAACAAGCAGAACGCCGACATCAGTAAACCCCTTGCCGCGAAGGAGCGGCCATTCGGGCACAAGTACATTCTCTACACCGGAGCCAAGACCCTTGGCGAAGAAGGTGGATACTATGAGATGCCAGCATTTGTCGGCAGGTGGCGTAAGGTCGCGGGTAGTCGGTGGGGTCACTCTCCCGCGAGTGTCGCTCTTGCCGACATTCTTACTGCGAACCAGATTATCGAGGCCATGCTCGAAGCTGCATCCAAGAACATCGACCCGACTACCCTAGCCAATGAGACCGCCCTGATCGGGGATCTGGATCTGGACCGGGGATCTCTCAACATCGTCAACGATATCGATGGTATCCGTATCCATGAGGCAGGCAGCAGGTTTGATAACTCAGCCTTCCAGCTGGACCGCTTGCAGGATCAGATCCGTAAGGCGTTCTATCAGGACCAGCTGGAGCTAAAGGACAGCCCAGCCATGACAGCTACCGAGGTCAACGCCAGAATGGAAATGATCCAGCGGCTCATCGGACCAACCTTCGGCAGACTACAGTCAGACATACTTGACCCGTTAATCCAGCGCAGCTTCAACATCATGTACAGGGCAGGACAGCTGCCTGATCTACCTGAAGGCTTGGAGATTTCAGAGATGGACATCGAGTACACGGGACCGCTCCCAAGGGCGCAACGAATGGAGACCGCGCAAGCTATAGACAGGTGGGTCATGGGCCTTGCTGCTAACGCTGATATATTCCCAGAGGCAATAGATCTTATAGATATGGATCGTGCCGAGCTATTCAAGGCACGCTTGATGGGTGTACCAGCAGTTGCGATGCGGGGTAAGGACGAAGTCGAGAAGCTACGCGCCGAGCGTGCAGAAGCGCAACAGAGGCAACAGGCTGTCGCTGAAGCGACAGCGGCTGGTGATGCAGCCAAGTCAGTAGGTGAGGGTGCCGAGGCCAGTGGCATTGATCCAGCGGAAGTCCTGCAACTTGCAGGAGGTACTGACAGTGGTTGAAATCACTAAAGACAGCCCAGTGCGTTCGGTACTGGGCAAGAATAAATCTACAGCCAGCCCACGCGATGACAGGATGACAGCAATCAGGTCAGCTTATGCACGCCTGTTCACAACGCGTGATGGCAAGGTAGTGTTGGAGGATCTCAAGACCCAATTCTACGACAATGAAATATCCGATTCGGATACCAGACGGGATGTCGGTAAACGCGATGTCCTCCTTTATATCAACAAACGAGTGACCCAATGAAACATATATTACGAGAAGAAGAAGGTGGCGGCGAAGGCGGCAACAGCGGCGGTGGTAACGAACCCAACTGGCGTGATGGCCTGTCCGACGAGTTTAAGGAGAATCCCTCCCTGAAGGACTTCACCGACATCAACTCCCTAGTCAAGTCCCACATCGATACCAAGGCCATGGTAGGCAAGATGATACGCATACCCGGGCAGGACGCCTCCTCAGATGACGTTAAGGCGTTCAAAGAGAAACTCCTTGCCGGTGACATGGGTGTCATCCCAACGCCCGACCTGAACGATCCCAAGGAGGCTGCGGCCTATTACATAAAGATGGGTACGCCTGAGAAGGAAGACGGGTATACCAAGGTCGAGGGTATGCCTGATGAACGCTTCGCGGCTCTCAGTAAGATGGCGCACGCTGCCGGGATCTCCGACAAGCAGTTCACACAGGTGGCTAAGTCCATGGTTGAGGGTGACAATGCGACTAACACGGCTATCGTAGGTGAGCGTGACACGGGTATAGCAAGCCTCAAGACGGAATGGGGTGAGGCATACAACCAGAAGTTCGCTCGTGCCCAGCGCCTAGTTGAGGCTACCAAGGCCCCCACTGGCCTGCTGACAG